GAGATACAGATTGAGCAAAGGCTTCTAAACCTTCTGGGGAAGTTAAATCAGCTTGAGAAGCCAATTGACGAATTTTAGTGGCTCGCTGAAGTTGACTATCTCCTCCGAGCAACTCTCCGGTTCCTCTGGCAACCTGAGCGCCAGATTGATACAGAGCCATATTAGCTCTTTCAAATGGATCTAATTGAGCAAAGCGATAAGCATTTGCTGTATCTGTTGCAGTTTGTTGCATCTGCAAAGCAGCAGGATCAATCCCAAATAAGTTTCTTACGATTTCTGCCATTTTAGTCTCTCCAAGTTAGGCTGCCTTCACTGCCGCCTCTTGCTAATGCATATTGACTTCCCGGAACTGTAGATTGGAATAAATTACCAAATCCACCGCCTCCAAACAATCCGCTAATAGCACCTCCGCCAGCACCGCTTAGGAACGAACCTAATGGACTGTAAGCATCGGCTCGTTGTTGATTTGCAATAGCGGACTGCATACCAGTTTGGTAAATCTGCCCTGCTTGAGATCCTGCACCAGCTTGCGCTCTTGCTAAATCCTGACTTAACAGGAATGGTTGCTGTCCAAGGCTTTCTACAGTACGAGCAAGACCTAACTGGGTCTCTAGTGGTAGGAACGATTGAGCCTGAATTGCAGGAATCTGACGACCTAATTCTGTTGCGCCAGTTAACAAACCAGCACCAAATCGTGCTTGTTCCATTCCGGCTTGTTGTCCACGAGCAGCTAGTTCTAAGTCTTGCTGTGCTAATGCGTTGAAGTAGGCTTGTAACTCAGGAGAGGTTGGAGCGCCCCCGGTTCCTGTCTGTACACCTAAACCACCACGACCACGAGCAAACAAACGACTACGAACATTTGCCAACTGTGCTTCTCTGCTGGGTGCTAACAGAGCTTGTTGTTGTTGAACAAACTGTTGTGCCGCTTCTTGAGGACTTTGTGCTAAATAACCCTGACCTAAATTAAACAATGAAGATACGCCAGTGCTTAACTGAGGAATCAACTGTTGTTGAATCTGTGTTGGGTCATATTGACCAGCACCGGTTAACAGACGATCACGAATTGCCTGTAATTCCGGTGTTAATGTATAGCCAGCCTCGGTTACTTGACCAAGATCGTTAACATTAAAGCGAGAAGAACCAAATCCGGTAGTAATACCGACTGGTCTAAACATCGCCATTTGCGATGCACGATTAGCAGCATCTCGTTGAGCCGCCGCAGCAGATTCTGCCGCCCTTGATGCAGCACCGCCGGATACTAATCCGCCGATCCCGCCTACAATTCCACTTACTACTCCACCCATTTTAGTCGCTCCAATAATAAATGTAGACTATGTTACCTTTTAAACTGACTACTTGTCGAAACAGTTTAAAACCTAACGCTGCAATAAACTTTAAATAACCGGTTGTCTCATGCTCTTTGCAGCAAAACAAGGGACCACCGTGTAACTCTGTAAAACTATTCCAATCTTTCTTTAACGCTTTGAACACTGTTGGACTCCAGTTATACACATCACAGTGCATAAACGGGAGACCTTCGTGTTCTTCAATATAAAACTTATAATCCGGTCTAACAATGACAGGAATCTTTACCATTAATTACCAAAGAAATAAACATAGAATGGACCATTCTCAACACCAGCGCCGTCAGTTCTAGCCCTGTTTATTTGTAAAGATCCTGCTGCTTTAGATACAGTATTTTGAGTAACTGACACAATTCCGGGAGTTGTTGCAGAACTATTAGCTTGTCCAGTTCCTAATACCATATAATTAGCATCAGAAAAAGCATTGGTAAAGGTTACAGTATATAAACCAGTTCCGGGATTTGTTACAGATGCAATATTGTAGCTAGAGATAATCCCACTATCATAATACAGCCATGCTGATTTTGTAAACGGAGGAGTTGCAGAAGTCCATGTAGTTCCATTCGATTGTAGAATATTTCCACTTGTTCCGGGAGCAACCATATTTCCGTTTAATGCAGAAGTACCATTACCTAAAACAATACTATTAGCTGTAAAAGACCCAGCTCCTGTTCCGCCGTCTGCTACCGCAATATCAGTAGCTAAACTACTAACACTTCCACCAGTAATCGTAGCGCCTGAAATAGTTGGAGTATTAATTGTGGGACTGGTTAGTGTCTTATTTGTTAGAGTAGCTGTAGCTGTTCTTTCGCCATTTATACCGGTATTGACAAAAGCAGTCGTAGCTAATTGAGTTGTATTTGTACCAGCACTAGCAGTCGGAGCTGTGGGAGTACCAGTTAATGCTGGACTATTTACATCAGCTTTAGAAGAAATAGCAGAAGCTACTGCAGTCAGTTCGGTATCGATCTCAGCACCTTTAACAATCTTACCTGAGTTACCTGAAGGTAGGCTATCTTTGGCTGTAAAGTTTGTTGATTTTACATAGTTACTCATACTAATGTTTTCCCTTTTTTGATTCCAATATCAATCTTCTGAATTGACAGAGGATTACCATTAATGTCGGCTTCCAAGCCAAGTTGCATTACAGTTCCTTGTCCGCCAGCATTGACGGAGAAACGATCTAAAACAATTCCTGATGAATATTCAGCAATATTATACTCGCCAATATTATATTCATATATGGTAGCAGTATCTAAAGTATAGGTTGTTGCTTGATAACCTTCGGTATAATCAAATCCCCATTTAATTGCAACAGATTGATTTGTACCGCCAATTAATACCCACCCAATCTTTTTTAAAATCTTTAGTGCTGTAGAAGCATCAAAGTCAAAATAGTTTGTGTAATACTGTAATCGATAAGAACTTCCGTTATCAGAATGTCCAAAGTATTTACCGATATATCCCGATTTACCAATATAAAGATCTTTATTCTGTGTTACAAAAAATGCTTTAGGCTCAATGTTATCCCAAATAGTTACACGAGCAGCACCATCTTGTAATGAACCACGAGTATCAAAACAATAAGTAAACTTAGTGGTTGGTAAAGTCAAGAGATAAATTGCATCTCTTTCATAATAAATACTCTTAATCTTTGTTAAATCTGTTTCTGACGCTACTGCTGACATTAATTCATCACGAACATTCTTCGAGACATCACGCATAGGTAATGATTTCTCTTGAATCACTCGTTGCAAGCTACGCACACCAGCATCGGATAAGAAGAATACATCTGTACCAATGCTCTGGACTGAATCACGAGCGATACAACCAACATTACTTAATACTTCAACTAAGGTCAGAGAAGCAGTATCTAGCGGATTAGCGTAGATTGCAGTATTCCTACGACCAAAGAATATAATATATCCGTTATGTGCTGCAGCAGCTACTACAGGGTCTCCATTAGGAAGAACTTCTTGTAGGTTAATATAACCAGCAGAGCCATTTAAGAAATCTGTACCAGCTAGTAAGTCACTAAAATAAACAGTTTGCGTATCGCCTGTGATGCCACCGCACCAAATTCTTCCGTAAGCGGATAAAACCCAGCTTGGCGTGAATGTAGATGTGCTATGATTTGCTGGAAGTTTAGCATCATCGCCAACACGCTGAAAGCCAAAAGTCCCACTATTGTGAGCATCAAAAGCACCGCCTGATGTAGGTAATTCATGATACACTAACATTGGATGATCAGCCTGTGCCACATACACATGAGGCTGAAAATCACTTACATCTCCGTAAGACAGAGCAGCGCCCTGCCAGTTGTTTGCAGTAATAGTATAAGTAGCATTACCGCTATTGTCTGCGTTACGAACTGTCTTAGTAGTCATTGTCGTTGTACCGACAAATAACTTGTTGTTACCAGCGCTGATGACTTGGTTACTTCCGCCATCAACTACTTCAAATATAAACTCAACAGGATTAGCAGCGCCTAAGTCAGTATTAACTGAACTATTAACTGCTGTCCATCCTCGTCTGGCTCCGATACGACCATACTTGTCGATAATACAATTCTGTGCTTTTAAAGCAAAGCCTGACGACAAAGTAATACTGGACTCTTGTAGATTGAGTCCATAAAAGCCCGGAGCAGCGATTGACTGCGTTAGGAATTGACTAGCCATTTAGATCCAGTTCCACTGGGATTCTTCGATATACCGATTTGACTCTAATGAGATTGCGTCGGCTAAACTTTGGCGATACAATACATAGGTCTCACCGGACTGAACACCGCCGTCTTCTCCACGCTCTGCTTGCGCTCTTGCTAGTGCGCCTAAAATGACTGGCTCATGAGGAACATATAAAACATCAGCATTGTTTACAAGAGGTGCTTGAGGTTTAATAATATTAAAACGAATATTATACGCACCGTTCGGAATAGGGAAAAGGTCTACTTGTGTATCCCCATTACTATCCGTTCCATTAAAATTATAATACTTTGGACTACCTTTCTGTGGAGTTGTCAACAAAAATTGTTGATCCATCCAAACAGTAGGAACATTCTCAATAAAGAAGTTATCGGTATCGTTTAAAACATCGATAACACGAAAGCGTTGTCCAGAACCCTCTAAAACATAGTTAAAAATATCGGCAGTTGTTGTTGCTGATAATGTCTCACTTAGTGAATTCCAGTTATAGGAATCTTCAACCTGACGCTTAGAATCATTGACATAACGAGCTATGAGCTTTACATAAGCATTATCCGAGACAGAAGAAGCCTCTGGCTCTCTCAAGCGGATGAGAACATCATTAACAAGTTGGATATAATTATACGAAGCCATGCGTTATCCTATCATATTTTGACTATTTTGTCAAGTAAAATCTTAACAATCCCATTTCTTTAGAGCTAGTGCTTTGCGGGTAGGTCTACCTTTACTGTCTTTCATAGGACCGGGAACACCACTCATCCTTGCACAAAAGCTCTTACGCCTTTTGGCTGCTTTAGGGGACTTTTGAGCCTCTTTTGCCGAAACTGGGGGTTTGAGGTTAGCACCTTCAGTTCGCTTGAAATAAGCCCTTCCTTTAGCGTTTAAACCACCTTCTGGATTCTGATATACCTTCTTAACCATTATACATTACTCTTTAGGGTTATTTCTATGCAAGTATACTCAGTCTCTAAACCATTATCCCTAGCATACTTGTCCCATTGACGCACCGCAGCTTGGCACTGTTCAATCTTGTCGAAAGTGTCGTTAATCTTCATAAAGTAGCATCCACCATTAGCGCAGAAAAACAACACTCCGACAAAGAAACTCATTTTTTGCCTTTCTTAGCCGTTTTAGCGGCATCTCTGAAGTCTTTAGCCGACGGTGCGCCTTTAGTGCCGGGCTTACGCATCTTCTCGCCTGATCCGGCGGCGATACGACGACGCTTGGCTGCGATATTCGCATAGAGTCCGGGTTTAGTAGCCACGCTTAGCACCCATCTTCTTAGCTGGCTTAGACATTACTTTAGCGCCAGTCTTTTGAGCATACTGCTTAGCTTCCTTCTTACCTTTAGCGGTGTAGGGGAACTTCTTCTCTTTTACCATTGGCATATTACTTTCCTTTCTTCTTGGGTTTAGGAACTTTAGCGGTTTGTAGAGCAATCGCTACAGCTTGTTTCTGAGGACGCCCCTCTTTCACTAACTTTGATATATTCTTACTGATTGTCTTTTGTGATTTACCTTTAGCAAGTGGCATTTACGGCTCCTTATAGAAAGTTTTGTACGGTACTGCGTTGCTCTAGTTCTACGGTAATAATACAGCCCGGCTGAGTAGCTCCAGATTCAATAAATACTCTGATCTCATCGCCTTCATCTAAAATTACCTCAGAGCCATCAAACTTTAAAAATGCCTTAGCAGCTAAAGGATAATCATAGACAATAGGAATTTCTACATTCTCAGATGAGTCATACCACCATGCTCTAAAGTTCTTAGCAGAGGAAGTACCATTATAAGCATACAATAAACTCCATCTAGCAATATTCCTAGTTGGTACAACAAACATTGTTGTGTTGGTATTAGGAGTTAGGGTCTTACCTACGGAATGTGGTCTACTCATTTCTTAAATACCAAGTCAGCAATCCAAGTTACAAAACCACCAAAGACAGAGGCAGCTCCCATGATAGCCCACAAAGATCCTTTAGATCTCTCAGCCATTGCAACGAGCTTCTTGATGTCGTACTCCATTGTACTGACTTTAGATTCTAAGTTCTCAACAGCTTGAACTAACTTACCGTATTCTACTGGATCGATATCTGCCATGATTTGTTCTTATTTTGGTAGCATTGCTGGGTCAATAATATCGCCACTGTCGTCACGAACACCGTGAATACAACATGCAATTGTTCCATCTTCTAGTGCTTCTAAACGATGTTCTTTATCTTTTGCAATAAAAATTAAATGAGGAG